CTGTTTCTCCTGCTATTTTTGCAAGATCGATGTTGTAAGCTTTAAAAGCTTTTTGAGCATTTGATGCTGGATTAATTAATGATGACAGTGCAGATTTAACTGCGTTAGCACCTTGTGCTGCTGGAACCCCAGCTTCTTTCATAGCAACCATCATTGCTGCTGTATCTTTGAAAGATCCTCCCAATTGTTGAACAATAGGTCCTACTCTAGGAATTGCATCTACTAAATCTTGTAGAGAGGTAGATGTTTGATTTTCTACTGCGTTAAGGAAATTAACTGCATCGCTTAATCCTTGAGTGCTTAACTTATAAACATTTTGTAAAGAAACAGTTGCCTGCATTGCTTGTTGATGATCTAGCTCTCCAAGTGTTGCCAATCTAATAGCTTCTCTTGTTGCCCCAAGCAACTTAGCTCCTTCAAGTCCAGTAGCTGCTAAATCAGCTGCCATAGATGCTGTTTCTTGAACAGATGTTCCAAGAGTTCTTGCTAGCTCTGAGCCTAGTGCCGTTACATCTTGTCTTATTTGTTTTAATGCTGCCTGTGTAGGTTGAACTAATCCTGTTCCATAAACCTTTTGCATTCTAGTTAATTCTTTATCAACCTGTAAGAATGCTTGAGAAACACCAGCTCCAAACATAGCCAATGGCATTGTAAGACCAACAGTTAGCTGACGGCCCATCCACTGAGTATTTTTACCAAAATCAATTAATTTGATAGAGCCTTGCTGTAAAGCTGTATTTAAAGCTTTCTGATAAAATATTTGCTTTTCTTGTGCAGTTACGACACCATTAATATCTGTAACTAATTTTGCATATCCTGGACGAAGTGGGTCTGCAATTGCAACTGATCTATTTAATCTTGCTTGAGATGTTGCTAGTGCGTCTAATTCTGAAGACACTCCCTTAGCACTATCCCGCCAAATTTTGTAATAATTACTTAAGCTTAGCTGCCCGCCTTTTAATTGCTTACCAAATTTTTCAACACTATTTGACATAGCAACGTGTTCAACTGTAAATGCACGGGTAGACAAAACGGCACTATCAAAAGCAGACTGTGCTTGTTTAATAGATGCCGTTACTTGTGGAGTAAAAGGTCCACCAACAGAAGCTTTTTGAAGCGATAACATCGCTTCTTTTAGTTTAGCTACTTCTGCATAAACCTGTTGAAATTGCGCATTTGCAATTATATTTAATTGAATATTATTCAATTATTCCTCCACTATATGTCCTAAACCTAATCCGATTCCAAACCCTTCATGTTGAGCGTTAAATCCTTTTAAGTTAGTAATATCATCATTAGATGATTTTTCCTCTAGGTCTACACCTTGGAGTGCTGCAAGAAACTTTTGTTCTGCTTCAGTACGCTTTCGCATTGCAGTTAAAGTTGCAAGCAACTCCTCCATAGATAATGACGACTCTAGTTCGTCATAATTCTTCCAGTGACCTAGAAGAAAAACTTCTGATTCAAGGGCGGCTAAGTCTAGAGATTCCCAGTTAGACTCGCCCCTGGGGAGTTTGGGTCGTCATTAAGTTTTAAACCACCTGCGACTTCCAAAATCTTCATTAGCGTTGGTACTTCAATATTATCTTCGAACTTGTCTTGATCTTCTGCAAGTTCTGGAGCAAACTGCTCCATGCAAATCATTCCTGCCTTAACAAAAATTTCCATTGCTGCTTCTTCTGTTATATCTTTATTTTCTTGCAATGGCTTTACTTCAGCAAGAAATTTCTTTAATCTATTAATTTTAAGTGGTGCTACTGTTATTACATCTCCGTTTGAAAGCTTGATTTCAAGCGTTTCATATACTGTTGTTGGCATTGTTCTCCTTAATTACCTCTGTATAATTATAGCAATTTCTATATAAAAAACATAAAGGTTCCGCCCTTTTCAGGGCGGACCTTCATGAAATTATTCATTTTTTTTAATTATCAGACTGTGCTATAAACACGATCGATAATTACACCATACTCTGCTCCATCATAAGCATCGTTATCATCTGGAAGGCAACGGAACTGAACTGGGAATACAGTTGCAGTGTCACGCTTCAAACCATGAGATGTTACTTCAACCTGAACAACTCTACGTGCAATGTAGATACGCTCCTTCTTGTTAACTGCTGATACATCAACAGGGTCTGCTGCTGTACCAATGTTTCCTGGAGCATTACCAATTGCAACTAGAGAACGTTCTACTGGAGCGTCACCTAGTGCGCCTGCTGCTAAGTTAAGCTTAGCATTGACTGCTGATGCTGTTGAGGCATCTGCTGGAGTAAATGTTGTATTGCTTGTTCCTGTTGAACCGCTATAAGTTAAAATAGGATCTGATTGTCCAAAAACAAGATTTATATTTTCAAGTGTACCTTCTGTAAGTTCTGTCTTAAGCATAACTTTAAGTGTTTGCTTAAACAGACGAGCTGCATCAAGAAGTTGATCAACCATAACTTCACCATAACCTGGTTCGTATGCTACTTCAAATCCTGTGTTGGTATAACCAACATCACGCCACTTACTGCTTCCTGCTAAATAGCCACCCGCTTTTTGTGTTCCCCATGCTAAATCTCCTGCACCTGGAACGGTTGTTGGACGATTAGCACCAGTATCTGTGCTCACAAAAACTTGTGCTGCACCTACAAGTACATTTTTTACATTTGCTGCCATTATCTATTCACCACCTTTATCTTTATAAAGTTTGACAAAATCTTCCTCGTAAAACCAATAGTAGCATACTAGGTCTATAATACGAACTTAGAACCTTCCATTTGAGCTTGTTTTACGTGAATAATTATAAGTAAAAGTCACGCTAACCATCTGATAATCTCCTTCTGCATTAAAAGGCTCTGGAGACATTACAGAATCTATTGAAATATGATGATATAGGAATTCTGAATTCCCGCCTAAATAGTCATTGATATCTTTGGCTGACTCATCGTATCTTCTAAATAGATCGTGGAATAAGTTTGTCATTTGATTTAAAACATCATAATTTTGAGATATAGCAGTTATAGTCATGGCTTCTTCTGTCATCCACCATTGGACTGGAACTGGTTTAATTTCAAAATCATAAATCATGTAAGTTTTCCCAGGAAGTAGGTTGTTAAACTCTGGGATTTGTTGAGATGGAATAATAGGAACCATGTTCTCATAAAATCCATCTGCAAAATAATCATTTGGGTCAAGTAGCCCAACCTCTACAATAGAATCCCAGATATAAGATCTAATGTCTGCTGCTGCTATTTTAGTATAATCTGTCATACAACGTCAACCCCTTTTGAATATTGTTTCAATAAATTAATTATAGCATTTCTTACCTCTGTAGGACCTGCTTTTTTATTATTAAGAACCTTTGCTATTTCAGCATCTATTTTATCCATAATCCCAGATGAGCTAATTACTGAATTTACCTTTGTATTAAACCAATTATTATAAAATTTTTCAAAAGATCCTTTTACCTTTTTCCCACCAGGGTTATAATTTCTAATTATTGTACCTGCTGCAACAAAACTTAACTTGCCTCCAGAAGGGATTGGGGTTGGCTTTGAAGCTCTAAAAATTACTGGCTTACCAGATTCCATTATTGAAGCTTTATCTCTAAAAACATGTCTTGATGCAACTGATTTTCCTGTGCGACCAGGGGCCAGTAGTTCTGGAGAAACTGGAACTTTTGTTTTTGATTTTATAAATCCTGGCTTAATAATTAATTTTCCGCCCACACTGCTTTCTTTATACAAAAAGAATAATCTTCCAGAATTTAATCCTATCTTATTCCATTCGTATATATGATGGTATGTCTTAGGGTTTCCTTTAGCTTCTATGTTCATTGCTTTTACAAAAGATTGAGAACTCAGTGTAAAAACTGCATTTGCAAGTTCTTCTAGCACAACCTTATTACTAAGCTCTTTAATGCCACCGACTTTTAGATTTAATTCAGATTCTATATTTAGAATATCAAACTTATTTGCTTTCAGTGTTATCATTTTGAATATGAACCCTTTGCAATGTAACTTCATAATAAGATACTTTGCCAAATGGGTCTAACACTGCATGTGACGCTATTACGTCAAAAATTGTATCTGGTGTATCGTATTTATCTACTTCAACATAAACTTGTTTTCCATCACTTGATTTGATACCAGATATTCTCCATCTTTTAGAAAATGGAATCAAGCACTTCATCTTCAATTGAAGCTTTTCGTCATATTCGTTGTGCTTACCTATATCAAATCTTTTATTATCAAGCCTAGTTGTTCCTCCACCAGACTTAATCGGTTCAACTTTACATTCAATAGTAGTGTCATATACCCATTCTCTCAAGAGAACTCCACTTGACTCAGACTGCTTATTTTTTTGAATATATATATCAGCAGTCATATTCATAATGCTACCAATGTAAGATGGCAACATTAGATGATCACGATCCCAGTATTTCTATAGTTATCTAGGATTGAATCTACTATAACATCGCCTGTTCCATTAAATGCTCCATCTGCAAGCTCAAATGAAATTTCAGATAAGTTTACTTTCTTTAAATATCTCTCACGCCATTGAGCGTCACGAGAAAGAACATTCCCTGCTAATTTAATAGCACAATACTGAATATCTTGAGGAACATAAGACCATCCCATCTCTCCATAAACTTTATAACGGGTGTTATTTCTAAATTTACCGTAATATAATACAGTAGGGTCAAATTGCCCCTCATAAATAACATCTTGACCCTGCTTGACAATCCTCAAGGCTTTATTTGTTGTAGATAGCTCTACGTCGTAGCCAAATGTATTGTAAATTGGGTCTTGAGTATAATCAATTGCTAAAACTCCATCTTCATAAACGTGTGTAACATTTACCATTCTTTGAGTTAATTCAATAGCATCTGAATTATATCCAAATACTTCTTGATCCCCCCAGTATCTACCAAATGATTGATTTGCATATGAATCGATTTGATAACGAGCAACACGTTCAGCTTGAACAATCTGCTCATGGCTAATGTAATTTAGATCTTGTGGCCTTGTGCCAAAATTATAATAATCGACAATTTTAGCCACTGTCGCATATGGCGTAAATACTTCATAGAAATCCTCAGAAGATACAGCTTTACCGTTTACGGTATAATCCCACTGTATTCTGAGGACTCTATTTAAATTTGTATAGGTTTGATCTAAGTCGAAGGTATACTTGCCTACTATTGGGTCATTAAAAGCTGTCCCGCCAGTTCCGACTGTAGTTCCATAATTTGCATCAGTTACAGATACTAGAACGTCTCCGTCTGCATTAGCCAGATCACCCTTT